GCGTTGACCGCCGGCACTGCTGTGATGGTTCGCTTGCGCTCTTGCTTGTCCTGGGGAACGGTCGGCTTCGTGCCGGTGCGTTCTTGCAGCCACTTCTTGACGGTCTCGCCATGCGCGCGGTAGGCCTCGACAGGGTCGCCCAATGGCTCACCCACGGCCGCTGCGTGCTGAATGCGATCGTCCTCAAGTCGTGCTGCGTACCCCATCAAAACCGGGTCGCTTGCGATTTCCGGGAACTCTTGCTCGAAGACCTTGCGGGCCCGTTGAGCGTCTCTGGCGTACAGCTTGATCTCCAGCTTCTGGTCCAGGGTGGCTTCATCGAGCGTCCCGGCCGGAGGTTGGTGATTGCTGGTGGGCGCGTCCGAGGATGGCGCCTGGTTGGGAATCGGTTCGGCCTGTTGAGTGCTGCCCTGGTTGGGGCGCGCTTCCATGGCCTGCAAGCGGCGATAGATTTCCGTCGCTTCTTGAAGTCGTTTGTCAGCCGCGGACTCCTTCTGGAGCGTCCGCTTGCCGGCCTCGATGATCCTCTGCTCATCCACCTCGATGGTCTGCCCATCGACGATGATGCGAACCATCCTTGGCTTCGGCGGCTCCGGCGTCTCTTCGACTTCCGGCGCCGTGATGATGCTGTCGTCGGGCTCTGGCGGGGGCGGCGGCACCTCGACCGGAGGCCTGGCCGTCATCGTGCCCGTCTCTTCGTCGAAATCGGCGAGGTCGGGAGCCACCAAGCTGTCAGCGCTGGCGATGATCTGCGCCATCGCAGCAGCTCGGCCGGTCAAATGCGGATGGTTCTGCACTACCGGCGGTGCGCCTCCATCTTCTGGTTCACCATCGGTGGAATTTTGAAGGCGCGAGAGAAGAGCTTTCTTGAACAGGTTCATCGTGGTTGCCGCCCGTGGGTAGGCTGTAGTTGGAAAAGAAAAGCCGCCTCGTGGGGAGGCAGGATGGGTAAAATCACCTTTGAGCGGCTGCGCGAAAAAGGTGGGTTAGTTCAAAGCACAGAATGCCAACGGCAGGGATGCTGTTGGAGGTTGGGGATACGAGCCGAAATTCCTACACGCCGCCCGAAAGGGATAAAACACGCGCAGAACGGGCTACTTGTGCGCAAACGAAAAAGTTGGTTTGGCACCCTGCTGGAACAATATGCGCAAACCTCGCCAAGAGCGCCCGCTTCGTGCTGGCGCTTCTTTATTGACCGTCGTCAAGAATTGCTTCTGCTTGCTCGCCAGCCCGGACAATTTCAATCAGCCATTCGCGCACGGACTTTGCTCGCCAGATCTCGTTTTGCAGTTGGCGAATTCGGTTTCTGCGCCACGGTGACACTGAGGCAAGCTTGTCCTGGGCGTCGGCAACTTCCTGCTCGCACCGCCCGATCAGGTATCTGCCAACATCGGAAGCAAGGAACTCGGCAGCATCACGACCAAGCGTCGCTTCAGCCCACAGCACCTCATCCGACATTGGCTGCCGCCCTTGTCATCTGCGGTGAAGCCGGAACGAGCGCCTCCAACAGCGTCTTGACCGTCTGCGCTTGCTTCAGGTCTATGTCGGCGTTGGCTACACGAGCCGCCAATTCAGCCTTCATTGCCTCCAGCGGATCGCGGACCTTGCCTTCCGGCTTCATCAGCGCCAGCCGCTTCGTCTCGGCGTCATAGGCCTTGACCTGGTTTTCCTCGGACTTGTTCTTGAGTTCGAGTTGCGTCATTTGCAACTGCTGCTGTAGCTTGACCATCTCGGCCTGCATCGCCTGCAGTTGCTGCTGCACCGCAGCCGCCTGCGGGTCGTCCTGCTTCTTGAAGAAGCGGGCGCCGCCCTTGTAGCCGGCCATGCCAAACAGCTCATTTCGCACCGTCTCGGGATCGGCGTCCGGCATCATCTGCATGGTTTCGCCATAGGCCTTGAAGACGGCGATCAGCTTGCCGAGCTTCTGCTGCGGGTCGGTCGCACCCATGCCAACGTTCACGCGGGTCGTGAGTTCCTGATTCAGCAACTCATCGACCATGGGATCGTTGCCATAGCGCTGAGCCAGGTCAGATTTCCCGTCGCCCAGCGCGGCAATAGACTGACTTGTCTCGTATTCCTGCTCCAGCATCACGAGCTGACGAAGAACCGGCTCCACCCACGTTTCCACGAACGTACGGATCAGGTACTCCGTCATCTGGTTGGCCGCGCCACCCATCATCGACATACCGCCGACCGTTTCATTCAGCTTGCGGTTGGTCATGATCGACCCCTGGCTGAAGTTCCCGGTGAGTTCGTCGAAATCGACGTTCAGGCGGTCCTGCTCCTGATAGCTGGAGCCGGTGACATCAGCCCACTGCATGGGGAAGATGTCTTCCACGTTGTCTGCAAGCGTGACGCTGCCTGGCGCGTTGCGCAGCAAACTGTCTACGTCCACACTCTTGCCGCGCTTGACGATGTAGCGCTTGTTCAGTACCAGCGACACGTTGTCACGGCGCTGGTTGACGGTCTCGTTCAGTTCCTTTTGGAGTTCTGCACCAATGGCCACCTCAGATTCAGGAACCGTCTTGTGCGCCTCCAGGACACAGCAGCCGATCACAATCGGTCGCTTGCCGTGGAAGTACACTTCTTTCAGTGGCCGGGGGTCGCTCAACAGATGCTGAGTCCCCAGCGTCCAATAGACCAGCTCCTCGCCGCCGATGCGCACGAAGTTCTCGTGACACCAGACGATCTCGAAGTCTTTCAGCGGTGCGTTATTCTCAGCAAGCGGATCCTGCCGCTTGCCTTCACGGGCCTGGCGGATGGTGTCGTACTCCACCATGGCTTGGCGAATCTCACCATCCGTGTATGCCTTCCACTTTGGTGCGCCGGTCTTTGAGTCCGTGGCCTTCATCATCTGGCGCACGTCATCCACGTACTTCGGAACCATGCGGATGAAGTATGGGGACGACCCAACCACATCCGTCCAATTGGCGCCCGGATCGAAGCGGCAGTTCTCGACCGGAATCAGGTCAATGCACGGCTTGTCGCAAATGACATCCGGCTCACCTGGCGCAACCCGCATGTAGACATTGCCGGCGTCGTCAGTCAGTGGCTCGTCAAGGTCATCCAGGACTGGTTCTTGCGTATCAGCGCCGGGCTTTTCTCGGTAGTCCCAGTACTGATAGCTGGCAACGATGCCGATGACCTGCGCCTCTTGCAGCGCCCCAAGCAGCGTCATGTACCAGGGGATGGTCTTGGTGAGCCGGTAGTTCACCAGCCCATTCATCAGTTCTGCCGCAGCGCGTTGGATGTCGTCGCCGTCGTTTTGCGGCTCGATCGTCACAACATCGACGTTGGCGAAGAACGCTGCCGCTGCTGCCGCCTCGTTCTTGCGCACGACACTCTTGGTCTTTGGCCGGAACAAGCGTGAACGCCCCCTGAACGCCGGGCTGTTGTACTTACTGCCCTCTGGGTGACGGGACTGGAACAACGCGATGTTGCGTTCCCAGCCCTTTCTCCAGTTGGCATCCATGTAGGTTGTGGACGCACTGAACGAATCGCGGGCAATGGCGAGCCAATCACGCTCGCCTGCGTCCACGACGTCGTTTTGCATTTCGTCCATCACTCAGGGTCTTTCCAAGCTGCCGCTTCCAGGCTTTCGGTCAATGCCTCGCCAAAAGTCACCGTTGCCGAGTCGCACGCATTCAGGGCGGCGCGGATCAACTTGCGCAGCCGAACAAGCTCTTTCATTGCCTCCGGGAGCGCCGCAGCGTCAGCGGCCATTTGCACGATGTCCGAGGTCACAGCATCCCATTCCTGGCCATATGCTTGTCGGGGATGCCCTCCACCGCCAGCACGTTCTCGCCCTCGCTGCGCCCCCTACGCAAGTGCGCGCGCTCCAGGAACTCTCCCGCCGCTCGGATCAACTGGCGCTTCCTGTCTGCGGCGTCGGCCTTGATCTGGCTGTAGTGCAGGCACATGCCCCAGTTGGGGTTGATCGTCATCACCTTGACGTGCACAACTCCGCCCTTGATGACCACGAACCAGTCGTGACCGGGGTACGTGGCCGCCAGGTCAGCAACCATCTGCGCGGCCATAGGTGCATCGCTGTCGTGCTCCGTGTCGAAGCCCACAACGTTCGCGCCAGGCTCGATCATTCAGCCCCCGTTCGGCGTGTAGGGACCACCCCGCTTCGGGTCGTCGAACTTGCGGCCGGTGAACTCGTAGGCGGGGTCCGGTTTGTTCCAATCCTTGCCCCACGCCTTCTGGCAAAGCTCTTTCCAGCTGAGCTGGCGGGTCTGCACCCTCGGAGTCGTTGGTGTCGTCATTTCATGTCCTTCGAGTACGCCAGCCATTCGCGCAGCGCAGCGCTCGGCGTGGAGCCGTGGAACGTGCCGTGCATCTGCACCCTTCCAGAGCGGTAGCTCACGCGGCAAGCCCAGCCCATCGGCGTAGGCACGATGTGAGGCTTAGTCGATGTAGCCATCCGATGGCACCTCGGCCAATTCGGAAAAGCGCCGCAGCGAGGCGGCACAGTCCTCGCAAACCAGATCCTTGCGCCGCCCGTTCATCACAGGCTGGACACGTTGATCCCAGCGTCGGCCGCAGAAGTCGCAGCGGCCGTCAGTCGTCGTAGTACTCCGGCTCGGTTCTGGTTTCAAACTCCACCTCTTCCGGCCAGACAAGGGCCAGTTCGGGGTCCGGGTCAATCAGCCTTGCCAGCGCATCCAGCATGTCGTCGTGAACAGGAACCGGGAACGGCTTGTATTCCTGCTCAATGAAGTCCTGCACCAGGTCGGATGTCTTGCCCTGGTAGTCGGTGTAGTAGTGAGTTCGGGGCAGGTAAATCCGCCCCTGCTCGAAGTAAGGCACAAGTCGCTTGATGCGCTCGTTCTTGGGCGTCTGCCCGCCGACTTCCGTGATCTCGAAACGGTAGTTGACCGCCTTCTGCACACTCTCGATGTGCTCGATGTCGGCGTCCTTGCCGTACTTCTCGTACCTGACTCCGGCCGTCCGGACCGGCTTCCATTTGCGGTGCCAGCGCATGATCAGTTCGGCACGTTGCGTAAGGCTCAAGCGATCCCGCACCATGTCCAGGACATACACGTTCATGTCCGGGCCCAGGCCCAACGCCCATGCGGCCGTGTAGTCGCTTCTCTTGCCCTTCGCGCCGGCTGGGTCGAACACCAGGTAGACATTCAGCCCATCACGCCTGAAACCGTCGTGGTACTTGAGCCACTCTTCCTTGAAGCCCTGGGTTTCGTCTGCGGTCGGGTTCTGAAGCATTTGGCACGCGAAGATGAACGGCCCCATGTCGCGGCGCTTGTTGGCCACCCACTCAGCACTGCGTAGCGTTGGTTCACCATCCGCCGAACCGTCCTTGGTGAGCAGATGGATTCGCGGCTTGGCCGTGCCGCGGTCAATCACCGTCTTGTAGGCGTCGTTGGCGTGGTACCTGGTTCCGATGAACCGCCTCGCCCCACCGTCTGCCCCCAGCGCATAGCTCAGGCTGAGCATGTCACTGGTCTTCTGCAGCATGTCCGGCGTTGACGTGCTTTCCTGGGTCACCACGTCGTCATAGACCAGCAGCGGGAAGTGCTTGCCGATCGGCTGACCGTCCACCACCCCCCATGCCTCAACAGTAGCCTCGGCCGGGTTGCTCTTGCGCCGGACCACGATCCCATCATCCTCAGACCACTTCGGGCTCTGCTTTTGCGGGTTCTCCCATAGGATGTCCGGGAACCACTCCTTCAGCTTGCCGTTGCTCTCGAACTCGAACTTGATCTGCCGCAGGAAGCGCTTTGCGATCCCCCGCGTGTGGCTGAAGATGCCAGCGCAAACCTCGCGCTCCACCAACGCACCTTCACCGTGGCTGGCCAGGATGTCCTGGATGGTCTTGCCGAAGGTGATGATTGCACTCTTGTAGTGCTCTCTGCTCCAGAGGTCCAGATATCCGTCTGGGTTCGCCTCCACCTCGCGGCACCGGTCATACAACCAAGGGTGCTCGATGTCCTTGCGATTCAGCGCATGGCGTAGCAGGAAGTAAAGATCAATCCTGCAAAGGTGCCTCATCGCCGGCACCACTTGGTCCGGCTTTAAGGCCAGCGAGAAGTCCCGCAGTCTCTGCTGATAGTTGGTGAGTGTGTTGGACTGGTCCGCCATCGGGGCCGCTCACTGTCTGTTCGACCTTGTCGCGCCACTCCACCGGTCGGCGGTTTTTCAGCCAGAAGATGCAGGCCGTGGTATCTGGCGGATAGAACTTGCGGATCTGCGTTTGTACGATCTCGTGGTCCACCACGCGAATGTCCACCTCGTCGTGCTCGTACCCATTGGCGCGGGCGAACAAGCTGCGCTCCACACGGTCGTCGGCTTCAGCCTTTCCGCTTTTTAGGGCCTGACAAAAATCGTCATGCTCGCCCTTCCACCTGTAGATGGTACGGACATGGACCTCGAAGAAGTCGGCCAGCTCCTGGTCGGTGGCGCCGAGCTTGCACAGCTTTTCGGCTTGTCGGACGTAGTCCGGGTTGAAGTCTGTGGGGCGTCCTGCCATACCGCTCTAGCCCGCCTATCGGTAGGGCTCCTCGGGTGTGTGAATGTTCTGTCCGGCATCGGGGCTTGACGGCACATGCCGCTGTCGGACTGCCCTTAGCTCTCTGCCCTAAACCCGCGAGGCGGCGGTGAAAGGAGTTGAGCCGGCCAGGGCTCTCCGCTTGGGCTGCGGCTGCAGTTCAGTGTTCAGTCAAGAGTCAGCGAGTCGATGCCACACCCGCAGTAGGCGTCAAGATCGATTGCGACCTGAACCGCCTTGATGGCATCGCAGCCAAGATGCATGGCC